CTATATATAGTTTTTAAAATTTTATTTCAAGTTGTTTATGAGGGGCGAAACCGCCCCTCATTTAATTATTTATTACGCTCCAGCAGAAGCATACATACCTCTTGGATCAGAAAATCCAAAAGAGTATCTTTCTCTTGCTTTGTATCTAACGTTACCAGTGTCAAAGTCACCTTCCATTTTAGTGGAAATAGGTGATCTGTTGAACATTTTCATGCCATTAGGAACATCAGTTTTAATATAGAACGCGTCTGTATCAGTTAAGTAATGATTAATTACATAACCTTGAGGTACCATTCCTCTAGATACGATAGCATTAATATTGTTATCTGCTGTATCCGTCTGACCTTTTGATTCCATTAGTCTCTCTGCTGTAAATTGCTGATTAGGGTGAATGATCATTTTCATTCCTCTAGCAGCGATTTTTAGACCTCTTTCATCAGTGAAAGCAGAAATATCAATTAGAGATTGCTCTAATGATGTTTCATTAAGGTCAGCAGGAGTTTGCAATTGGTTAGAGAATGTTCCAGCTAATGTAGGGTGGTTTACAATTGCTCCACCTGCATTATTACCGAAAAGTGATACTCCGTCACCACCTGCAAAGTTTCCATCGAAACCATTGTTCAGGACGTTAGCCGCTTTAACTTGTTTAGTATTAGCCATAGATCTAGCTAATGCTTTTGTATATCTAGACGCAAGTCTGTCATACAAGTTGTCTTCAATTGCTTCTTCAGTAATTGAAAACGCTAAAGCGATTGTTTCATGAGTGTAACGAGAAGTGAAAGTCTCTTGCGCATCATCAAATGATACACCTTGACCTTCAGCTTTAACTTGCGCATTACCGAAACCAGATAACATAACTTCTTCTTCAAAAGCTCTGTCAGATGATTCAGTATCGAAAATCTCAGCATGTTCGTTCTCGTAGTTTTTGTATTCCAAGCCGAATAGTGCATTCAGACCTGGCTCTAGTTCTTTAACTAGTTGTGATCGTGATATAGCCATAGTATTTTATCTCCTATTCCTAAGCTTAGTTAATGTACAAGTTACTTGCAGAATTAACTACAACAACCATGTTTACACCAGCTGCTGAAATGTCTTTGTTTTCAGGGTCTTGACCGACTCTGACAACTTTCCACATTTTAGTTGTAGCTGAACCACCGGCAACATTTAAAAGTACAGTCGATTGACCGTCTTTGTTGTCAGTAGCTGTAAACGATGTTACGTTGAAGCTTTTTCCGTTGTTACTTGTTGGACATGCAGCGTCCGTTTTGATCATGTATTCTTGAATTGGATCGTCATTCACGAATGCAGTACCATTGCTGCTTCCAGTATTATAGTCAGTTCCAAAGATTGTTCCTGCGTCTACAGAATTTACAAATCTTGGTTTTGCTGTTGAGCTATCAACGTAAAAAATTCCGTTGAAAGCACCTACTAATAATGAGTCAGCCCCATTATCGTAAGCAGCGCCACCATTACCTGTGTCGTCTGTAGTTGCGAAACTAGCATCTTGTAAAAAGCCTTCTGATCCACCTGCATCTTGCAGTGAAACAGGGTTACCTTTATAAAGACCTACTCCTAAACCTGACTCGACTAAGTATTCAGATTGACCGCCGATTGAAGGTGTATTACCTAATCTTTCGATCATTCTTAAACCAAAGCCTGTAGTTGAGCTATTAGCCATAGTTGTTTCTCCTTTATGTGCCTGTCCCGAAGGACCTCCAGCACGGTTTTAATTAAATTTAGCGGGTAGGAATTGTTAAAAAATTAACGTTTCTTCGAACCACCAAAAGTTACACGAGTTTGTCGATCACTATTGATCGGCATACTTGGATGTTGTTCCCTCATAAGATCGTTGTCGATTGCTTCATTTCTCTCCTGAGTTTGCTTTTTAAAGTACTCAGTTCGAGATTGTGCGATCTCTTCCGGTAACCTTGCCAACACAAGGCCGCCTACTCCGATAACTCCTGCGTATTTTCCTTCTTGCATAGTTGGAAAAACTCCATCTGGATATTCATCAGCTCTCACTAATTCATAACCTGATCTAAGTTTCCCTGACATATTTTTAGTGTCGTCAAACCCTAAAACTTCTGTCCGTAACCATCTATGCTTAAAACCTTTTGGCGCAGGTGGTGCATCTAAAGATGACGGGGGAGCCCATGTCGTAGGTCTTTTTTCTTTAGATCTAGACTGGCTTGCACGGGTGGTCTTTTTGTTTTCTTCATTTTTCATATGCTATACCTCCTTCGTGATTTTTAACTGTTTCGCATATTCTTCCAGTGGCACACCTAATTTTTTAGCAATTGCTACCTGTGAAGGTGTGAGAGACACAGTTTTGCGACCGGGTTTGACAGAACGTCTAGCCGAAGCTACCGTTCGTACAGGTGTAGTCGTTTCCCTATCCTCACTTCTACCAAATTTGTGAGGGAATTCAAGTCTTATTCTTTTATCAACTTCTTCATAATAATCGTCAGAAGTTGGGTCAAAATCTTCTTCATCCACTAATTTTTTGTGTATATCAAAAGCAGTGTAAGTCATTGCACTATCTTTACCAAACCAACTGTTTCTTTGAGCCCAATCCTGTGCTTTTGGATCAGGTGTTCTAGTTTGTTCGGGTTTTCTAGACGGTGTAATGTTTACAGGTCTTTCCATAAGTTCAGCTTTAGAAGTAGTATCTTTTTGCTCTTCTAATCTTGCTTCCTCGTAACCAAGTCTAGCAATTTCTTTTTGAGCATTAACTTCAGCTTCCAAATCTCCAGCTTCTCTTGCGGCTGCTAATGTTGCATAAGTAGCCTTAAGATTAGATTGAATTTTTTCTTCTCTATCTTTTAAGCCACTTGTTTCTAGTTGAGAGTATTTTTTCTTAAGACTATCTGAAGTTGCTTTTACTGATTGTGCATAAACTAAAGCTTCTTCTTTTTGTCTTTCAGCTTCTCTCATTTTTGTAGTAAGTTTATCAATTCTTCTTTTGACTTTCTTACTATAACTTTCTAATTCTTCATCTTTCTCTTCACCTTCTGCCGGTGTTTCTTTTTCTTGTTCAACAGTTTCTACCTGTTCAACTTTTACTTCTTCTTTTTTTACTTCTTCTTTTTCCTCTGGTACATCAATATCTACATCAGGTCCTGACGTATCAATATCTACCATAGGAATATTTTTTTCTTCGTTGTCTGTTGGCATAGTTTCCTCCTATGAAATTAAATGTAATGCAACATAAATTCTGGGTCAGCAACGGTGCCCAAAACTTCGTCGTCGTTAAGAATACGAACTTCTCCGCCTTCTATTGGTAAACGTGATCCAGCATATCTTGCAAAAATCACCCAATCTTTTTCTTCACACCATGCGCCTTGAGGAAATTTTTCTTTATCCTTATAAGCGTCTGGTCCTATTTTTAAAACATAACCGCAGTTAGTTGCGATCCTTGCTTTGTCTAAAGATTCTTGTGAAAATATTAAACCACCTTTAGTTTTTTCTTTTGGTGTAAAAGGTAAAACTAAAAGTCTCCAACCAGAAGGTTCTGGTAGGTTGTCTATTACTTTGTCAACATTTGTTTCGTCAACTCTTTTTAACTTTTCTTCTTTTTCTTGCTCTTTATATTTTTCTTCAAGAGCCATCTTTATCTTCGGGTTTTCCGAAGTCGATAACGTTTCCTTGCTCATTTTTTTGCTCCTTCTCTTCTAGCAGGTTAGAGATTTCCTGTTGTATTATTTGTAAAGCATGTGCTTTACCAAGTAGATACTTGTATTTTTCCATATTGTCAACCGATCCAGATGTGTATGTTTCTTGAATTTGGTTGATTCCTTCTTTCAACATTCGTTGAATTTTGTAAACAATTGTTATTGGATCAATCATATTTTAAACGCCTGTAGTTCTTTTAGTTTTTCTTGCGCTTCTGTAATTTTAGCAATTAATTTGTCCACTTCGTCTATGTGTTGTGGATGCTCACCAATCCCTACAGAATTTTCTAAGTATATTTTAATTGTTGCATCAGCTTCAGCTATCTGTGCATTATATCTTGCTTCTAGTGCTTCTAGTATTGCTCTTTTCATTTCTTTCTCCTTTTTTTTAAAATTCTTACTCTTGTTTGCCAACACCATTCAGTGACTTTAATAGCATAATTTTCAATAAATGAAAAAATATTATCAAGTTTTCCTAAAAATTTATATATAAATCTGTCTAGCATTTCCAACGTCTTCTGGCTTGTCTAATTCTAGAATTTGGATCATTTCTAGTTTTAGCAGAAGATCGTTTAAGTTGTCCGAGTGATCTCGCACAATATGACTTTCTACGTTTAGCTGCCGCTGAACCTTTCTTAACTTTCCCTGTTACTGCAGTTTTTAATTTTGATCCAGGATTGGCTTTTCTATAAGCTTTTACACCTTTAGCAGTCATACCAGCTCCAGACTTAGTTGGTCTGTAATTAGCTCCCGGACCTTTTGTTGTTTTTCTAATAGACATTATTTTTTCTTTACAAATGTTTTAACGTTGGTTGGTTTACCGCCCGGATTTCCAGCTGCTCTCTTTCGTTTGACAGCACTCGCCTTTTGCGAGCTTGACATCCGTGTGGCTTTTGCAAGTGGGACGCATTTTGGATATTTCCTCTTTGAGCCTTTGCTTCTCCCGCAAGGTTGATACTTCCCGTTTTTCTTCGGTGCTCCAATGTCCACCCATTTTTCTTTCACCCATTTTCTTAAACCGGTTTCGGCCATTATTTTCTTTTTTTAGGTTTTTTCTTTTTACCGCCTGGTTTTATTTTACCAGAACATACGGCTGAACCGTACATGTTTGCGTATGCCGAGGGGTAAACTTTAAATTTACGCTTCGCTGCCGCTTTACCTTTTGCACAAAGCTTAGCCACAGGCTCTCATCCCCTTTTTGTAGCCCATTCTTTTAGCAACTTTTGGAGCAACTTTTTTTAATTTTCTAATTCCCTTACCCTTTTTACCTTCAGGTATTTTTTTCTTTTTTTTGTCTTTTTTATCTTTTGACATTTGTAT